CCATTTTTATCATGCGCGGAAGTCTACTCGTGGGAAAAGTTTTAAAAAAGTACATTTAAAAAGGACAGTAGGAAAGGACTCGGGTATGACGTGTTCGAATCTTTATAATAATAGAGAATACGGCCCATTATCAAAGGGAAGGATTGTAGAATTACAAAAATTCCTCGAAACACCAAAGGGGAATAGATGTATGAAATGTCAAAAAATTGCAAGCAAATTTAGTTCATACGTCTAACGAGAGTGTCCACTCCGCTCCCCAGGGGGGGGCGGGGATGGTTACTTTTTACATTTATAGCGTTATTAGAAGAAAGGGGTGCGGATGGGATATAAACTATTTGTTATTGTGTTCATTGTTTACGTTTTTTTCATTCTTTTATAGGAAGGGGGATGTATGAAGGTTAGTGATTTTGTCGGGTATATAAATAAGGCGGCGTTTTATCGCCTTCAAAGCGGGATCTCATTTGAGATCGTAGTAATCGACGTAAAGCCTTCGGACTATGGGCGCGTCCGTTTCCAGATCCGCCCGAAAGATGGCGCGGGATCTGGGAGCTGTTGGGTTAATGACTCTTCAATTAAATTTGTTAATCAGTAGAGGAGGGATTATATGAAACGGATCAATAGAAATTTAATTAGTGATTATTGCAAGCTCCGCGGGCGTATCGATAAATTAAAAGCGATCGAGAAAGAACAGCGCGCGCGGGTCCTGGATGAATTCGAGCGGGTCGGCGCTGCTGACGTGTTGCCAGGGCATGACGGGCACGAAGTTAGGAAAGTTGTTAGCAAGTTGTATAAGATCCGCCCAGCGGATTTTATGAAGCGCGTAAAGCTCGCCGATTTCCTGGCCTGCTGCACCGTATCGCGGACCAGGGCGGCCGATTATATGGCCCGCGCGGATGTTGAAGATATCAGCGACGAAAGCGAAAAGACAAGCTTGAAAGTAAATGTATAAATCTTATTTTATCAACTAATTTTTTAAGGGGTTTTAAAATGGTTAGTAATTCTTATAATAATTTGTCTCCCCTGGGCCGATCTAATCCCGATCCCAGGGCCGAAAAGCTGCAGGGAATAATCGACCGCGGCCGCGTCCGAGTTCCGCAAGTGCTGCGCGAAATTGAAGAGGAATTCCACAAGCGGCAAGATGTTGTGGTTAAGCCTGGCGCGTTGGGGTTCCGCGTTGTCGATGGTGAGAATGGAAGCGGGCGGGAGATCCGCGCGCATCTCCCATCAATGGAAGATCTGGGGTTTTCGGGGTTTTCTCGCGGGCAGCTGTTGGCCCGTGCGGGGTTGCCCGTCGCGTATGCTGATAAACTGTTAGGCCTGGGCGAAGATGAATTACTACTTGATAATTTAAATACGATGTTGGGCAGGACCTGCAAAGACGGCCTTTTATTGCGCATTGTAGACGATACGGCGCGCGGGGTTTTATCGCCTGCATATCGGCGAATGGATGCGGCCCCGATTTACGAAGGGTTCATCTCGGCCGCCGTTGCCGCGGGCTACGTTCCATACACGGGGCGCGTAACGGATTACCGTTATACGCTAAGTTTTGTGCTGCCCGAAGTGTTCCAGCCGCGGCCCGATGAATTTATATTAATGGGCCTTTCAATAACGACTTCGGATTATGGGTCCTCGGCGCTGGTCCTCCCGATGAATGCGCTGCGGATCACCTGCTTGAATTTGTGTATGGGGTTGGATGTTATGCGGTCCGTGCACGTTGGCCGCAGGTTTGAAAGTACTGACGACCTGGTAACATTAAGCAATAAGACGCATGAGCTTGATAATTCGGCAACAGCATCGGCCGTTGCTGACGCGGTAGAATCTAGCGTCAAAATGCAAGCGGCGTTACGTGATCGGATCCACGAGGCAGCGCAAGCGGGCGGGGTCAATATTTCCGACGAGGTTAGGAAGCTTAGGTCAAAGGGGATCCGTAAAGACATCGCCGAAAGTATCAAGACGGCATACGAGGGGGCCTTGCCTGTTGAGATCCTGCCGCCCGAAGCTAGCAAGTGGCGTTTGTCTAATGCTATTTCTTATATTGCTAATGGGTCGGGCCTGGCGGCGGATGTGAGCTTGGATCTTCAAAAAGCTGCAATGGATGTTTTATAATTTTAACCTGGCTGGCGGGTCCGTGTGGATCCGTCGGCCGTTTTCTTGGGGGGCGCGAATGAATCTATTTTATTCAAATAAGAAATTAAAAAAGGATGGGATCTTTAAGTGGTCATTACCTGCGGGCCTGGTTGACCAGGGCGGCACTTGTATAGGTGCGGGGGCGTGCTTAAAATTCTGTATGTTTAAGAAAATTTACAAGTTTAGGGGCCCGCGTTGTATCGGCGCTCATAAGCGAAATTTAGAGCTGGCCCGCTCGCCCTGGTTCGCTGATATATGCATATATGAGCTGCAGGCGCGGCGCGTTATCAAGCGGCTTAGGGTCCATGATAGCGGCGATTATTTTGATCAAGATTACGTGCAGGCCTGGGCCCGTATCGCGCAGGCCGTGCCCCGTGTCTTTTTCTATTCGTATAGTAAAAGCGCGGGCGGTCTGGATCTGGATCCGCTGCGGTCTTTGCACAATTACCGCGTCATTGAATCAGTTGGCGGGCGCTGGCCCGTTGATCGGCGGCGGGTCCATTCCATAGTATTGCCGCGCGGTGCGGATCGGATCCCTGCGGGATATGCTGACGGGTCCGTGTCGGATCTTGTGGCATTAAATAGTAAGCGTATCGCATTAAAGCGGATCTAAAATCTATTAATAGGGGGTTTAATTATGTTAAAATTTCAAACGGGCAGGGTTGAAAGTGTTACGCTGGGGGGCGCGCGTGTGTGGTTACATTGCCCAGATTGTCTTTCCGTTGTAAATGATAAAACTAAAGTTTACATCCAGGGCCTGGCGTATTGTGTCCGCTGTGCTGCGGAGCGATACGAAGAAAGGGGGGCGGCTAAACCTGGTCCTGGCTGACGGGGCCCGCGCTGTTCAAAGATAATTAGGCTGCTTGTGTCTTCGGATACGGGCGGCCTTTTTTTATGCCTGGTTAGATATGGCCCGCGGTCTTCTGTGCCGCTGGTGGGCACCTGGTGCGGCCCCTGGCCCATTAATAAAGTATTTGACAAAACGGGAAATATATGGTATGTGCGGAGCTGTTCCGTGCTTGTAAATAGCGGGCGGCGGGGCGGTGGTTCGGGGATAATACTTACGTTAAATATAAAGCTTTGAAATACTGCAGGGGATCTAAAAAAAGGATATAAAAAAAGCGGCTGAATTAGGCGGAGGATATAAAAGCGGCCGCGGATTTCTTAACGGTACGCGGGAATATATATAAAATGGGAAGACCATCAAAATATAATAAGCGGTTGGCGGATCGGATCTTGAGCGAATACGGCGCAGGGCGGACGCTGGCCGATATTACGAAAGCTGCAGGGATGCCGTCGCGGATTACTGTGTATGCCTGGCGCTCAAAGTTCCCCGAATTCGGCGCGGCATATGAACGCGCTGCTGCTGCCCATTCGGAGGCCCTGGTAGATCTCGCCCGTTCCCTGGTATTAACTGCGGATAGCAAGGGCGCTAAGCTGGCCGACGTGCAGCAAAGGTTTCTAACCTGGTGCGCGTCTAAGATCCACCGAGCGGCCTGGGGTGACAAGGTTGATATTAACGTAATAAAAACCATTGATATATCCCCTGCCCTGGCCCTGGCTGTTGAGCGTATGGCCGCGGTTGGCCCTGGTCCGCGCCTGGTCGAAGCTGTCGGCGGGCCTGTTGAAGATCAATAGGGGCCAGCGCTGCTTTCCTTCAAATCTCCCCTGGCATAACATAAGCGCTATTATGAGACCGTGTAGGCTATGGCCGCAACTATATGGGCAATGGGTCCGCCAGGATCCCCGCGCTGATCTAAATGGCAGATGGTCCGAAAACAAAACAGGGCGCAGGATCTGCGGGCCTGGTTTCAAATCTGGTCCGAATTATGAATCGAATTTCAAACCTGGGGGGCGGGGAGGAATCGGCGGCTCCCCCCCCCCTCCAAGTACCTACGCGCTCTAATTTTTTTAATTTCCTTATGAGGGGCAAAAGATGAAATATGAGGATATAAGGGATACTTTGGATACGGGGGATATAGTATTATTTTCAGGTAAGGGCAGGATAAGTGGTCTTATAAAGTGGGTTACGAAGTCGGAGTGGAGTCATATTGGGATGGTATTAAGGCTTGTTGAGTGGAATATGCTTCTTTTATGGGAGTCGACTACTTTGAGTAAGATCAAGGATATTCAGAGTGGTGAAGCGCGTCAGGGGGTGCAGTTAGTGCCTTTAAGTGAGAGGTTGAAGGTTTATGATGGTAGGGTTGGGATACGCAGGCTCAATTATTTTGATAAATATCAGGCGGTGGATACTATGGCGCTTATGGAGTTCAGGCGGGAGGTTAAGGGTAGGCCGTATGAACGGAGTAAATTGGAGTTGCTGAAATCGGCTTATGACGGGCCTTTCGGTAAGAACGAAGAGGATTTGAGTAGTCTTTTCTGTTCTGAGCTTGTGGCGGAGGCATATCAGAGGTTAGGTTTGCTTACGGAAGGTACGCCGAGTAATGAATTTACGCCTGCGGATTTTGGGGGAGATATAAATTTGATTAATGCGGATTTATCGGAAACGATCGAAGTGGAGGGCTGAAATGACGTTTATAACCAGCGGTAAGGTGATTATTAAGAAAGAGACGGGTAAAGCGGTAGGGCGCGGAAAGACGAAGGCAAGTGCCAAGGCTTCTGCCAGGATACGTAACGTCAAGTCGAAGGACAGGAAAAAAATATTTTAATAGGTATTGCTAACAAATCAAGATACACAACTGGTGTTTTTTCTGGTGAAACCTTGGTGAAAGTGTTTGAAAGATGATAAGAGCATTATCTCCGACTAAAAAGAGTATTTTATACAAGATAGCCGAGTTTAAGATTAAATATACGAAGCGGCACGGGAAGCATCCGAACGTTATGTACCTTGATCCAGACGAAAGGGAAGATTTGAGGAAAGCGTGCGGTATAAAAGAGTGGAAGTGGCCAGTAGTAATTTCGGGAATGCAATTAAGGAAACATGAAGAATATACGAATATAGGCGGCTTTATGGTCAGGAAGATGGATTCTCAATGATAAGTTTGGTCGGAATATTAACCGATAGGATTGCTGGTAAGGCCCCAAAGGGCGCTAGACGCTCTTCTAAGTGGAGGAAGGTGCGTAAGGCATTTCTGAAGGAAAACCCCAGATGTTCTGTCTGCGGCTCAACAAAAAAGATAGAAGTTCATCATGTAGTACCTTTTTACCTTATTCCCGACTTGGAGTTGAGAAGTGATAACCTGGCCACATTATGCGAGAATAAAAAGTATGGAATCAACTGTCATCTTCTTGTCGGGCACCTTGGCAATTACAGGCGTATTAACGCCAATGTGGAACATGATATTTTTATCTGGCGGATGAAAATAGGCAAACATCCGCACACAATGGAAAAATAATATGATGATACTGTATGGGGTCATAGGCGTAATATTAGGGCTGGCGCTTATGATTATCCTGACTATGAGATACATGGATAGAAGGGCGTGGAAGCGTCTTAATCTTAAAGATGAAGAGGATTGATTCTATGGATGCGCTTGATGCTTTATTATGTTTGGGCTATGCAATCGTAAAGGAAATGCCAGAGAGCGGTACTCTTATTAACGGCCCCAGGTTCAGGTTGTGCAGCGCTGCGACCGAACCGCGGCATTCCCATTCCGTCTCGCTTCTGCTCGGAGAAGTGGATGATGCGAGAATGTATTATTCCAGAAGACTGATCGAAGAAGGGAAAAAATTACCGTGAGGAAAATTATTATAGTTGATAATTGTCGTGAATGTCCTTATCATGAGCAGATGTGGACAGGGGAATATGCAAAGGCGCAGCGCACTTATTTCTGCGCTAATTCTCCCGTTCAAATGCTGATACCGAACAAGAACTGGCACGAAATACATGAAGACTGCGGGCTGGAGGATGAAGGCTGCGAACTAGAGGATTTGGAAAATATTACGAGGGCGTACGCATAAATGACAGAAGGGATGAAATATAGTTCCGAACAGGAATTACAACTTGTCGATCGAATACTCTCCCCCGATATTATGATCTATCCAGAGAAGTTTGTAATGTTTGTCTATCCGTGGGGAGTGACGGGCACACCCCTGCACAACAAAACAGGCCCCCGTAAGTGGCAGAGAGAAGAGCTTCAGAAGATCGGTCAGCATAATCTGGAGAACCAGCAGAGGATAAACAGGGGAGAAGCCCCCCTACCTTACAACCTTGCGATCGCATCGGGCAGGGGAGTGGGTAAATCCGCATTTGTATCTTGGATTACCCATTGGGCACAGTCAACCCAGATAGGCTCAACCGTGATTCTTACCGCAAATACAGAACAACAACTCCTTTCCCGTACATGGCCAGAGCTTGGTAAATGGATTACGCTGGGCATAAACAGTCATTGGTTCAAGCGTACGGCAACCGCACTCAGACCCGTCTCGTGGCTGAGTATCGCAAAATCTGGAATCGATACCGCATATTACTACGCCCAGGCTCAGTTGTGGTCCGAAGAGACACCAGACGCATTTGCGGGTGCTCATAACGAAAACGGCATAATCCTGATAATGGATGAAGGATCTGGTATACCTAAATCGATTTGGGATGTATCGGAGGGGTTCTTTACGGAGCCGATATATATGAGATTTTGGATAACGTTCTCTAATCCCCGCAGACCGCAGGGAGAATTTTTTCAATGCTTTCATAAAAATAAAGAGTTCTGGCGTACAAGGAATATAGATGCCAGAGACGTTGAGGGAACGGATAAGGCCGTTTACCAGAAACTTATCAAAAAGCACGGAGAGGACAGCGACGTTGCCCGTGTCGAGGTTAAAGGGCAATTTCCCCGTACGGGTTCTGACCAGCTTATAGGGTACGCCGCCGTTGAGACTGCAGCGGGCCGTCTTATAGAAATGAAAGATGTTGAGGGTTCCGCAAAGATTATGGGGGTGGATGTCGCACGTTACGGTGACGATGCGACCGTTATACAGAAAAGACAGGGGTTGTTTGCACACGAACCGATAGAAATAAACAAGAAAGATAATATGACGGTTGCTGGGATAGTCGCGGGCGAGATGGAAAGATGGGGCGCGGATGCCTGTTTTATTGATGTCGGGGGAGGGCAAGGAGTGATAGATCGCCTGAGACAGTTAGGCTGGAACGTTCTTGAAGTGGATTCTGGTGCTTCCGCGGATAGAAAAGATTTATATTTAAATAAACGAGTCGAGATGTGGGATAAGGTTAATGAGTGGTTGACGGCAGGAGGAATCATACCAGACCACGAACAACTAAAGGAAGACCTTTCCTCCCCGACTTATGCATATACCCCTACAACCAATAAGAAGGTGCTGGAGAGTGTGGATTCGATGAAAGAGAGAAATCTGCCGTCTCCCGATTTTGCCTCCGCGCTGGCATTCACCTTTGCTTATGATGTTGCCCCGCGGGTGGGAATAAAGAACGATGGTATGGGGAAGATAGTCGATACGTGGGATATATATGACACGGAAACCGTGAATAGTGGGAAAAAATAACTTGACAAATGAAAATCTAGTTATTATGTATTAGGGTAATTTTTACAATATTTATATCTTTTTATTGAGGAGAATACAATATGTGTGGTGGTGGTGCTCCAAGTATTCCTCCGCCGCCTCCTCCTCCGCCGCCTCCTCCAACTCCGTCACAGCCGAAGTCGGCAACTGCAAGTGCCAAGAAGGCTGAGAGTGATGAATTGAGGAATAAAGCGAAGGAATTTGCATCTACAAGGGGCGGCACTTTAGTTACTGGCCCAAGTGGGCTGTTGGCAACAACAAGCGGTCAAAAGAAAACACTTTTGGGGGCTTGATATGATGTGGATTGACTGAACTTTAAAAAAAGCGTTAAAACCAAATAAGCTGGTAGATAAACCCCCTATCGGTTTGTTTTGCAATAAGAAAGCAAGGCTAGTCGGAGCCGACTCTCTGACACCTTGCTTTTTTTATTGCTATAAATATGGCATACGAAGAGAGAAAAAAATTTGATATAAGGCTCGCAGGCCTAAAGAATAAGCGAAGGCCGCATGAAGGGGCATTGAAAGATATAAGAGATTATCAGGTTCCTAACCGCGGTAATTTCGACGAAGATAGAGGCAAGGAAGGGCAGAGGATGGACGCAAAGATTTATAACGGTAATCCCGCCCTCTCCGCCAGGACTCTGGCCGCTGGAATGAATGCTGGTATAACAAGCCCTTCCAGGCCGTGGTTCAGGCTTTCCATGAACAATAAATCGTTAATGGAGCGTGCTGACGTAAGGATTTACCTGAACGGCGTTGAGCAGAGGCTATATCAGATATTTAATCAATCTAATTTTTATTCACAGGCGGCGGTATTGTACCTTGAGCTTGGAACGTTCGGTACCGCCCCCATGTCGATAAAGGCCGATTTTGAAGATGTGGCAAGGTTTGATACTTATACGGTCGGTGAATACTGGATTGCTTCCAATAAGAGAAAAGTAATAGATGTATTGTACAGGAGGATCTGGAAAACTGCCGCCGAGCTGTTGGAAGAGTTTGGCGAAAGGAATGTATCCCAGCGTGTAAGGGATATGGCCAGGAAGGACAATCCAGATGATCTGATCAAGGTGATTCATGCGGTTGAGCCAAATGATGAGCGCGTTCCGAATATGATAGACGCAAAGAATAAGGCGTATAGAAGCGTTTATTATGAGGAGGAATCTTGTACAAATGACCCTGCATTCTTGAAAATATCGGGATTTGATACTTTTCCGTATGTTGTTCCCAGATGGTCCGTAAACGGTTCGGATCCGTATGGCACCGATCAGCCTGGGATCTTGGCCCTCGGTGACGCAAAGCAGTTACAGACGGGAGCATTTAAAAAGGCAAAGGGTCTTGACAGGAACATGAACCCTCCGTTACAAGCGCCAGCAGATCTAAAGAACCAGAGGATTATGAATGTTCCTGGCGGGGTTACGTTCTTCAGCACCTTTAATCAGAGCCAAGGCGTAAAGCCGATGTATGAGGTACGCGTACCCCTTGCTGAAATTATAGAAGATAACAAGGAAGTAGAGAGGCGGATCAACAGGAGTTATTTTGTGGATCTGTTCCTGAGTATACTGGCTAATGACAGGCCGCAGGATATGAAGGCTGAAGTTGCCTTTCAAATAGATAAAGAGCGGTTGCTTATGTTGGGGCCTGTTCTTGAAGGCCTTAACGAAGAATTTCTCAACCCGTTAATAGATAGAGTGTTTAGCTTGGCCGAAGCGGCGAATGTATTACCAGAACCGCCACACGACCTGATGGAACAAGATGTTAAAGTTGAATATATATCTACTCTGGCAAAAGCTCAGAAGGCGGCGGCTATAAGTGCTATGGAGCGTTTAACTGGCCTTGTCGGTCTTTGGGCTGGTATAGATCCAAGCGTAGTAGATAAGCTGGATCTTGACCGAGCCGTAAATGAAGCGGCGGGGATGCTTGATGTGCCTGCTGAAATCATAAGGTCCGAGAAAGATGTAAATCAGGTAAGAATGGCAAAACAGCAGCAGGCTAATGCCCAGCTTGCCATGCAGGCAGGCGCAACGGCGGCATCGGCAGCTAAAGATCTTGCGAATGCACCAGTTGGTACTGGTAATATGCTTGAACAGCTTACAGGCGTAGCACCTCCGTAACATGAAAGAAGACTCAGGGTTTGAAGAGCAAAGTAAAGAGGTAAAAGAACAGGGAGAATCAGCAAAAACCGATGCTCTGTATGATATTGCGGCCACAAACGAAGTAATGGGCTTAAAGGCAGGCAGGCATTTTGTATGGGAAATGTTGGCAGATTGCGGAGTGTATCAAGATGGATTCAATGATAATCCATATGTTCATGCGAGAAATTCGGGCATGAAAAGGATAGGATTGCGATTGTTACATAAAATATTATCCGCGTGTCCAGATAAGCATGAAATGATGTTTGCTGAACATAAATATATTGAGGAGGAAAATGATGGGTGAGGAAGAAAAAAAAGAAGATACTGGGGCTAAGGCAGAGAATACTGAACCAGATTTAGAAGCTGCGAAAGAAACCATGTACCCTGTCGAAAGTGATTATGCCGAACAGTCAGGAGAAGGTACCGAAGACGAGGAAGCTGAAGAAGCCGAAGATACCGAAGATGCTCCTGAAGAGCCAGAGGATAAAAAGAAGAAAGAGGGTGCCCCAGAATTAGTAACGGCCGAAGACCTCAAATTCCCCGAAGGTGCACAGATAAATGAAGAAATACAAGAGAAATTCCTTGGTTTTGTTAATGATAATAAGATGTCGGCCGAACAGACTCAGGGTCTGATTAATCTGCAGGCTGAATTGAACAAAGGCCAGATTGCGGCACACAAGGCCGAAATGGATGGCTGGGTAAAGGAAGTAAAATCAAATGTAAAGTTTGTAGGGGAGACTGGTGATAAGCTAAATGAAAATCTTGCTGTCGCCAAGAAAGGCATGGAAGCGTTGAATGTAAAAGGACTTCCAGAGCTTTTAGACAGTACAGGGCTTGGAAACCACCCTGTTTTCGTAGAAGCATTTATGGTAGTTGGTGAAAAAATAGGTGAAGATTCGTTTTCTTTCGGTAGCGGTGCAGCAGGGAAAACAACACCGAAGGAAGCAAAGGAAATACTTTATCCTTCTCACTCGAAAGGATAAGTAGGGGCAGTTTTTATTTGTTGGTGATATTAAAGGGCATGGCATCGTGGAGCCACGACTCCTCGTACTATGTCCTTTTTTATTGCCTAAATTAACGTAGGAGGAATATCATGGCAACAGTAGGAACGACTTATCTGAATATTGCAGATAAAGTCAAACGGCTCGATCCTAATGGCGAAAAAATCGCTACGGTAATCGAGTTGCTTGCATTAACGAATGAAGTTATGCAAGACATGGTTGTGTTGGAAGGAAACACGCAAACTGGCCACAGGACCACAATGCGAAGCGGTCTTCCCTCAACCACATGGAGAAAGCTGTATGGTTACACCACACCATCTAAATCAACAACCGTACAGGTTGACGATACAGCAGGCATCCTTGAAGCATTCTCAATTCTTGACAAAGATTTGGGAGACTTAGGTGGCGATGTAGCAGCTCTCAGGCTTTCCGAAGATCAGGCATTCTTTCAGGCTATGAATCACGAATTTGTACAGACATTGTTCTATGGCAACACAGATACCGATCCAGAAGAATTTTTAGGTCTTGCACCTAGATTTGGTGACACATCCGCCGATAATGGCGGACAGATTATAGACGCTGGCGGTTCTGGTTCTGATAATACCTCAATGTGGCTGATTAAATGGTCCGATAACCACACTCATGCTTTCTTTCCAAAAGGCACAACTGCTGGACTGCAGCATGAAGATATGGGCGTTCAGACCGAAACAGACTCTAGTGGTGGTAAGCGAGTGGTTTATCAGACTCGTTACTTATGGAAAGTCGGTCTTTCGGTTAGGGATTGGAGGCACGTTGTAAGAATCGCAAATATTGACGTAAGCGCCCTGCTTACTATTGGTAGTGGCTCAGATTCGTCTGCAGACCTTATCAACGATATGATTGACGGTATGCACGCTAAGATGGAAAATCTTTCAGGTGGCAGACTCGTATGGTATTGTGACCGTGTTGTATATACTGCACTCACAAAGAAGGCTGTTGAAAAAGCTAACGTACAACTGTCATTCCAGGACTTTGGTGGCCCTAACCGTGTAATGACCTTTCAGGGCATACCAATTAAAAGAGTAGATGGTCTTACACAAACAGAAGCACAGGTAACATAGTTTTAACCTTATGACAACCTTATGGGAATCATAAGGGTTATTTTATTAGTATTAATCCTTAGAACTTAGGGAGAATAATTATGATTCTTGATAAAGAGAATTTATATTCAGACGATCAGGCATTAACCACGACTGCAGATTCAACGAATGTGTTGGATTTGGGAGTAGCCAATAGAGGTCCAGGTAATCCGATGTTGATACTGATTCAGGTAACGACTACGTTTGCTGGTGGAACTGATGTGACTATTGACCTTGAAACTGATGATAATACATCATTTAGCTCATTGTCTACCATTGGCT